ATGTAATGACCACAAACGCTTCTGGAGTCCCACAATGGACTGACTCCATCGATGGAGGATTCTTCTAATGGCAGTTCCAACCTCAAGAGATACACTACAAGAATATGTCTTTAGACAATTAGGTGCTCCAATTCTGGAGATTAATGTTGCCGATGAGCAATTTGATGATCTACTGGATGATTCCCTACAGTATTTCTATGAAAGACATTTTGATGGTGTAGAGGAAGTATTCTTGAAATATAAACTTACTGCTAATGATATTGAAAAAGGTAGAGCAAGAGGTGGTGGATTTACTCAAGGATTAGTTACCAGTACTTCAACTGGTTTTAGTTTTGAAGAGAACGCAAATTATTTACTTTTACCAGATCCTATTCTGGGTGTTAAGAGAGTTCATCAATTTGATAGTAGTGGACTCAGTAATGGTATGTTTAATTTGAAGTATCAGTTATTCTTAAATGATATTGCATTTAACTTAGGATATGATGGTCTTCTTAATTATTCAATGACTAAGACCTATTTGGAAGATATTAATTTCTTATTGACTACTGCAACACAAGTCAGATATAACAAGAGAAATAATAAGTTATACATGGATATTGATTGGGCATCTGCTACTGTTGGTCATTATGTATTAATTGAGTGTTACAGAATAATGGATCCCTCAACTACAGGAAATGCTGATATATACAATGATTCTTTCTTGAAAAGATATGTCACTGCTAAGACTAAAAAGCAGTGGGGTCAAAATTTAATTAAGTTTGGTGGTGTAAAACTACCAGGTGGTATAGAACTCAATGGTCGTCAGATTTATGAAGATGGTGATCTAGAGTTAAGAGAGATAGAAGAAAAAATGCTATCTACTTACGAAATTCCAGTCCTTGACATGATAGGTTAATGCCTGTATCTCCTTTTTTCCAACATGGTTCTCCTGATGAACAGAGGTTAGTACAGTCTCTGGTTGATGAGCATTTGTCTATTCATGGTATTGATGTATATTACATACCAAGAAAACAGATTGTAACAGATGATGTTCTTGGTGAAGTGCAGTCATCAAAGTTTAATGATAATTATTTGATGGAAGCATATCTCAACAACTATGAGGGATATGCTAAGGGTAGTGATGTGATGACTAAGTTTGGTATTAATTTACAGAATGAGATTACATTAACAATATCAAGAGAAAGATTTGAAGACTTTATTGCACCATTTCAATTCAACTCTACAAACTTACAAGCTCCCAGAGATGGTGATATAGATTTTGGAACTAGACCTAAAGAAGGTGATTTAATTTGGTTCCCATTAGGCGAAAGATTGTTTGAGATTAAGCATGTAGAACATGAGAGTCCTTTCTTTCAGTTAGGTAAGAATTATACTTATGAACTTCAATGCGAACTATACCAAATTCAAGACGATATTATCGATACAAATGTTGCTGCTATTGATAGCAGATTAAGTGAAGAGGGACATATTACAACTGTAAGTCTTGCTGGTATTGGATCAACTGCTAAGGCATCTGTAGATACTTTTGCATTAGCAGGTGCAATGAGATTGGTTACATTAAATGATGATGGATCTGGATACACTTCAGTTCCTAATGTTACTGTAGAAGCATCACCTGCTGGTGTATCTACTTCTTTGGGTGCTGTTGTAGCGATTACAACTACTAAAGGTAACCTTGCTGCTATAGATTATGTTGCTATAACTAATCCAGGTTTTGCTTATGTAGAACCACCTGCCATTGGATTTGGTACTCCAGGTGTAGGTGCTGCTGCAACTTCCACATTAACTAATAGTGGTATTGCTTCTATTAGAATTCAACAACCAGGTTTCAACTATGTTTCTCCTCCTATAATCACTATTCAACATCCACAGTATGTTGATAAGCAGTATCAATTTACTGGTATAGCAACTGCTGGTCAGATGGAGATTGTTGGTATTAATACTATGGCAAATATTGCTATTGGTCATACTATTAATTTCAAAGATCTTGGTGCAGTAACACTTACTGGTGGTGCTGTTGTAACATCCATTGGTACATCTAGTGTTGGTATTGGTACTTCTATTGGTGGTACTGGAACTGCATCTAATGTTACCTTTATTGGTACTGGTGCTATGGTTGGTGCTAAGGCAGGTCAGGTACAAGCAACTGCTGTTGCGACTTTAGAGGGATCTTCTATGTTTAGAATCTATCTAACAGACGCTGGTGTTGGTTATGAAGCAACTCCAACTGTTTCTATTAGTGCTCCATTAAGTGTTGGTTTTGGAACTTATCATCTAAATGAAAGAGTAGTTGGATCTGATTCTGGTACTGAAGCATTTGTTAAGAGTTGGAATGCTACTACTAGGGAGTTAGAAGTCTCGATAAATACTGGTGATTTCCTATCAGGTGAATATATAACAGGAACTGCATCATCTGCTAGGTATCAAGTCTTCTCCTATAGTGATGATTTGAGTGATCAAGCTGCAGGTGACGAATTCTTTATGAATGATGAGTTTGAATCTGCTGGTGAGCAGCTTCTAGATTTCACTGAAAGTAACCCATTTGGTATAGTTTAATGTTAGGAACTTATTTTTATCACGAAATATTAAGAAAAACAATTATCGCTTTTGGTACATTGTTTAATGATATCAATATCAGACATGATGATAGATCTGGTGGTACTATTAGTGAAACTAAAGTTCCATTGATATATGGCCCAAAGCAGAAGTTTCTAGCAAAACTTGAGCAACAAGCAGAGTTATCAAAAGCAGTTGCTATTACATTGCCTAGGATGTCATTTGAAATGAATAGTATGTCATATGATTCTAGTAGAAAGGGTAGTATAACTAGAACATTTAAAGCAGTTGATAGTACTGATCCATCTAATAAGAAAGCAAAGAAAGTATATCTTCCAGTACCTTACAATATAGGGTTTGAACTTAATGTGATGACTAAGTTAAATGATGATGCATTGCAGATTGTAGAACAGATACTTCCATTTTTTCAACCAGCATTTAATGTTACAATAGATCTAATAAGTTCTATTGGAGAAAAAAGAGATATTCCTATTGTATTAGAAAATATTTCATTTAGTGACGAATATGAAGGTGACTTTTCAACTAGACGGGTTTTGATGTATACTTTTAATTTTAGTGCTAAGACCTATCTCTTCGGTCCTGTTGCTGATAGTACAGATGGTCTTATCAAGAAAGTTCAAGTTGATTACTATGCTAATAGTGATACTACAGCTGCCAAGCGTGAAATGAGGTATGCAGTTCAACCTGATCCAATCACTGCTGAACCTGAAGATGATTTTGGATTTAGTGAGACTACTACTATGTTTGATGATTCCAAGAAATATAGTCCTACTAGACAGGAGGATGTATAATGGGATTACCAACTATTCCTTATGATCCTTGGTTTCATGAAAAACCTAACCCCTTAGATGATATGCCACTTGCTACTAATGACAGATTTGATATGTATGGATCTTCAGAATGTGATGATGCTTACAATCCAAGACCTGAAGAAGAGATAGCAGACCTTTATGCTTCTCGTCATGAGTCTTCACCTGACTTTGAAAAGTCTGCAGAAGAGGTAGTTACTATGCATGAGAAAATGTATAGAATTGCTACATCAAGATATAATCCTTTCTCAGTAGGTGGTTCAGAGAATTGTGATTCTGATCTTGAATGTAATATTGGAGGATCGGAAAATGTCCAATCCAATTGATAAAGCATTAAATACAGAATCTGAGCATACTTATGTTAAAAAGTTCAATGCTCATCAACAAACACCTGTTAAGAAGGATCACAGTTTAGAAGTTGATAAAGATTATGAATATTCTCGTGCTCAGTTATATTCCTTAATAGAAAAGGGTCAAGAAACTCTTAATGGTATTATGGAGGTTGCTGGTGAGTCTGGTTCTCCTAGAGCATTTGAAGTAGCAGGTCAGGTATTAAAATCAACTGCTGATATTGCTGATAAGTTAATGGATCTCCAAAAGAAAGTTAAGGAGATTGATGAGACTAAACACAAAACTACAAACAATGTTACCAATAATGCGATATTCACTGGTAGCACTGCAGAGTTGCAGAAAATGATAAAGCAAGGGTTTTTAGATGCTAAATAAGAGCTAGTTACTGTTATCTTGATGGCTGAAAAAATTAAAGAAACTGAAGAATCCCAAGAAGAAAAGAAGGGGTTGCTTCAGAAAGCTAAAGATGCTATACTACCTGATGCCGAAGAACAAGCTGCGATCATCTCAACGATGGTCAGAATTGGGGTCTTGGTTTGGAGTGGGGGTATACTGACTCTTAACTATGTGACAGTTCCAGGACTGGAACAACAGAAAATAGATCCGACATTTATAGCTTCAGTTTTTACTGGAGTTTTAGCTAGCTTCGGAATTCAGACCGCATCTAAAAAAGGTGACGGTACTATGAAGATGGACAAGAATGGTAATGCTATTAATGGTAATGGACCTCCTCCTCCAACTGCGAAAGAGATTGAGGCAATCATTGCTAAAGCTGGTCCTACTCAAACCATTCGTATAGAACAAGCACCTCTAAAAATAGTTGGTGTATCTGATACCAAAGAAACCTTTAAAATGTAAAGTTATGCAAAAAATCGTTAATGTACTTGCTGTTGCGTCTGCTGCTGTATCTGTTGCCGTTGTTGGCAGTGGGTTATATGTATATGTCAACAGGGATTCCATCATTGATGGAATTAAATCACAAGCTATTGAAGC